CTTTACTACATACTACTGTCATATCTTCGTACTTACCAGTAGTTAGGTATATAGAGTGATGTCTAAAAGAAGCAGCTTCATCAGGATATTTTACTAAACGAATCTTATCTCCAGCATCTACATAGTTTACACATTCATGATAGTGTTTAGATCTTTGACATCTAATACCAAAATGATTGTTGTACTTTATAGCACCTTCGGATTCTCCCCATCCAGATTCTAAGATACCTTGAGCTAAAATAATAGAAGCAGGTATTTTATACATACGTTGTTCTTTACTAGCAAGTCCAACATATTCATCAATATAACTAGTTCTAAATGACATTTGAGTTAACATTAAAAGAAATAATATAACAACAGCTCCCCAAAATGTAATTTCTGATAATTCTCCTGTGTTAATTTCTTTACTCATCGAAATATAGTTTTAATAATTTTAGGTAATTTAATATTACCTTTTTTAACCCATTTACCATGACTAGTCTTCATATCACAAGTACCAGCCCAATAGTAAATTCTCTTAGAACTTACTCTTAGACCAGCTAGAATATACTCAGCCATTTTCTTATTCTCTAGAATAATAAGATTTGATTCATCATACTTAAACTGTTCAGGATAGAATAACCATAGGCCTATAAATTGCTTAGGTGCTAATAGTTGCGCTTTAACAGTTGGGCCATTGTTGTTAAAGTTATCCTCAATTCTATTTAAGAATGCTTCCATAATTAACCAACGTTCTAACTTAGGCTGATTAAAACATTCATGATAAGCTACTGCAGCCATTACTTCAGACAATGGATAGTCATCTACTCGATCTTTATCTAATTGGTAGTTTTTAACTAAACTCTTTGTGTTTGTACTAAGAATTCGGTTGTGATTCAGTGCTAAGAATAGCAGAATCATCATTAGTTTGATGATATACATCTTGTATGAGTTTCGTTAATAAATCAGGAAACTGAATTCCCCATTCCTTAAATCTCTTTCTAGTCATTACGTTAGGATGTTCTTTCTGTCCTAGTTTAAGACGAACGCCTACAGCATAATCTTCACTATGACTTTGAGAATCTAATTCTCTCAATCTAGAAATTTGTTCAATGTGCCTGTCATTGATAATATTGAGATGAAAGTTCTTACCATTTCTACCAACGTGCCAACATTCAGCACCATCTAGTAGACTAGTCACTTCATTTGTATCATCAATTACATCTCTTCTACCTGAATCCACAAACTCATCTGGATTTTCTTGATAGATGTACACGGGTAACTTTTTACTTTCTAATTTACCTGTATCTAAGTTCAAACATTCCCATACTTCATAATAAGCATGTTCTCTACCATCAGGTTTAATTTGAGAAGCTGGTACTGGAAACACTCTTACCCCATCCGCATTTCTACGGTATTCTCCTAGATAATCTAAGAGTTCATATTTTGTATCTTTAGTGCTAATAGACACTAGTTGACCTATTTTATAATTCATATAATAACATAGAAGGTGAACAAAAAGGTGAACCATTCATCTCTAGAATAAATTAGAGACAAATTGCTCACCTTAGATAATTAGTTTTTGGTTGTGTTGTATTTTTCAAGAAGTGTGTTAGGATCTGCTCCTACAATCACCTTCTCAAGATCTTTAATTTTCTCATTCCACATCTTCCATTTCTGAAGATTGTCAGGATCCCCACGGTAGCCAATCTCACCTAATGCGGTATAGATTAGACGCATAAGTGCAGTATCAGTCAAGTTACCACAAATATGTTCAAATGAAGGATTTTTAGGAAGAATTTTCTTGATTGATTCAAGAACTTCTTTTACTTCGAGATTCTCACCTCTGAAGTAATTCACTCCTGCTTTGGTTGGTACCAATCCTTCTTCAGTAATTACTGCAAGACCAGCACTAATCAATTCAGACTTTTGATCTTCCAAATCTTTAGTTTCATCATCTACCCAATCCACAAAGGATTTATCAGGGTGAGTAGAAACATTCAAATTGAATAGCAGAAACTCTGCTTTTTTTGATACTTTTTTAGACATGCTTTACTTGTTTAAGTGTTGCTTGATAATGATACTTACTAACTCCCTTACCAATCCTCGCGGCTTTCTTCCTTGGTGCAGAACCACAACAAGTATGAGTTCTGTCATGAACAATTTCCCAAATATGGATATTACCATTTGGACACAAACAGGTAAATCTCTGTGGATTCAACTTACCTTTTTGACAGAGCCTCTTCAATCCTTGGATAGTCGAAGTGGCAGCCTTAATTCCAGTTTCGAGTTTAATTTCCTTGTAATGTTTCATATATTATGTTAGGTGATCTTCATTCACAATGTCAATATAGTAATTCTCAGTAGAAATACTAAAATCCCCGTCTGGATACTTTTTAACGGTCTTAATATTCTCTTTGGTAAGATTTGAAGCTGTAGTTAAAGCCTCTGTTAAACCCACTTCATCTTGTAAAAATCCTGCAATTCTTACATTGTTTTCTTCCTTGTTTGTCTTTAGAACGATCTTTGTATCCATGTTTGAATAATTTAAATTGTTAAAACTAGGTCAGATTAAGGAAATGGTACTGACCACACGAGATTTATCTTTGACTCGCACCCTGATTCAAGAGTTTACTAATACTCTAATCAGTTTCTCTATACTATTAGCATCAAGAGAATGTTTTCTTTACAACTTTGAGTGACCCTGACAGGCCACGATCCTGCACGGACTTCACAGTCCAGAAAATTTTAAGTTTTCCTCGGCTTCCAATTACGACACAGGGCCTTGTTGTTTAACTTGATCTAATATTCCATATCTAATACACCATTTTCTAACGGCATTATCACTAACATTAAAATGTTTTCCCACTTGTAAAAAATTCTTATATACTTTAAAAGCTTCAACTAAACTATCGTATGTAGGAACTTTAATAGCAGCAGCTATATTCTTACATTCATAAGAACAATATATATTTCTAGTTCTAGTAACAACACCATTACAAACCTTACAATGTTTTTCCGGTGCAACCTTAATAACTTTTGGTAAAGTTATTTTCTTATCATCCAAGACCTCATTCTTATCACGATTATTATATTTATCCAATCGCAATTTAGAAACAAAACTTGCTTGATTCTTTCCTCTAAAAGTTGGTGTTTGAGAATGACAGTTTGGGCATAACAATTCTAAATTTGATATTAAATTGTTTGTGTTTTCTCCATTAATGTGATTAAGTTCTAACGTAATTGGAACATTATTCCAATCAGAAATACCACATTTATTACATTTATATTTTAAATAACCACCGTCTAAAAGATTCTTTTTTACTGTTTTATTTGATGTACACTTAGAATCTTTCACAAATAATTTTTCAGGAGTGTAAGTTTTTGCAAAGTTTTTATATCTTGTTCCTACATTCCATCCTTGCCCAGTAAAATGTACGGTTGAAATATTAAATTCCGCAAATTTCTTTTTTAAAGTTTTGTAATTTCCTCCTAAGGGTACTAATCCTAATTCTCTACAAACTTGTGCGGTAGATAAACTTTTGTTAACAGCTTCTTGTAATTGTTCTTTTGTAAATTTGTATCTCATAGTTATATGATTGTGTGAGACACAAAGATACACTATAATTTACATGTTTTAAACAATTTTTAAATATTTCAACCATTTTTTCGACCAACAGTACTTATTTATCGACGAACTACGTAAAATCATCGACATAAACATTTAGTAAGTGTGACATGTATTGCAGTTCCATCACCGGACCAATTACTATTTACATTATAATCACATCACAGCCACATGTGAAGTTTTGAAGAAAACTATCCCATTGATATGGTTGATGACAAACTGGACATTCATTTCCAGTCTCCTTAGTTTCTTCTTGTTCTTCTTGTTTTTCAGTTTCTTCCATCAGTTTGATGTTTTAAAATAGTATTGTAATACAGGTTTAACATTGGCTACTTGTCTTTGAGACAACTGGTCGTTAATTACCCTTACTCCTGCCTACTCGGAATATTACAATACTAAAGTTCAAATTAAGCTACTTCTTCAGCACCTACTCCAACTTCGGCAAGTGCATCGGCAAATACAAATCCAAAATCATTTGCTGTAGCACGTACTGCAGAAGTCAATGGACTGATGCTGATAATTGGTTCATTTGGACGATCCTTAGTTACTGCAACATTGCAGATATAAGTTTCACCAACAATGATACCTTTTTCAACATTCTTTTTATAACACATAGCTGAAACTTCCTTCAACTCTCCGTGTGCGGTGGTCATCTGAATACTGCCTACTGCATATTCAGTACCATTACTATTTTCTTGATTAACTGGACCAAGGCTTGTAACCTTAGCTTTAAATTGACCTTCAAATTGGTCACGTTCTGCATTGTACTTAAGATTGAAATCTTGACTTGTCATAATAATAAAAATTTAAATTGTTTTAAATAGCGGAGAATGTAAGATTCGAACTTACGGGCCGAATTAACGGCCGGCAGTTTTCAAGACTGCTGGTTTAAACCACTCACCCAATTCTCCTAACCCAGTCTTTCCCAGTGTCACCATGGAATATACAAAGTAGAATACCACCTTTAACTTTTGCCGGAGACATAGTTTATTACTCCTAGGCTTGCATATCTTCTAATAAACAACGATGCTGAAAACATCTACATTTTACGGTCAACAACCAAAAAATATTATTTACTTCAAAGCAGAGTTAATTAATTTCTATATTTTACCAAGTTGACTAAAATGAAACCAGGAATTAGGTCTTAAATCAACTTTAAGAGCAGGTCTTCCAGTATGTGGATTTACTCCAACTTGCAAAACTCTTCCCAATGGCTTATAACTCTTACCTTTATTTGCTTTTTGGAATACAAATATTCCCATTTCAACACTTACTAACTCTTTCATTTTCTTAGCTCTAGGCCATTTACAAGCATGACCATAACTACCATTCAATTTATCACCATTACCTTTTGTTTGGTTGCAGCCATAACACATAGGTTGGTAATTGTCTAGAGTATCTGGTCCACCTTTAGATCTGGGGATAATATGGTCTACTGTAAGAGGATAAAAATTATCATCATACAAATCCCAATGTCTACCACCTTTACCTGAAGCTTGACCTAAAGCTATTTGTGTAGCTTCTCTGCCACATTCAACACATTTACATCCTTTATGAAAGAATGTCTGTAGTCTTCTGTGGTCTTTAAATTCATGTAAAGCTTCAATTGGCTTTATCTCTATGATTTTATAATGGAAAAACTGTGCTTTCATACTCTTACTTTTACTTCTAATTTAATTACATAATCAATAAGATCTTCAAGAAAATCAAATGCTCTGTAACCAGGTTCTTTAGAAAAATGAAGTTTGAAATGACCAAATGTACTCATAGTAAATCCAATTGGAACATTTACTTTATCTGACATTAGACTGAGTTCAATCATTCTGTCATTGAAAATTTGTAATTTATTCATGATAATTTATTTGTTTAAAGTGACCCCTGCGGTAATCGAAACCACATCTAAAAATTAGAAGTTTTTTGTTCTGTCCGTTGAACTAAGGGGCCGGTTAAATAAAAAGAAACTCAAGTATGTTTCCAGTGACTTGAGTTTCTAGTTTCTACTATAATTTGTCGGGGATATAGTATTCAAAGTTTATCCTTGTCTTTGCCCAGATTCACGGACTGAATATCCTAATCCTTTAAACATGCTATTCCAGCACATTCAACTATTAAACATTTTTTCTTTTACGGACGTAAAGAACCATCGTTTGTAATTAATGTTACAATATCTCCAACTTCAAAGTTGGAATCTCCTTTTATTACAATATGTTTGCTTCCAATTTTTTCATCACATCGTTCTTCATCAGGATATCTATTTGAAACTTGTTCAGCTTTGTTAGTACATTTAGTACACATATTATTTGTTTTTTAATTTGCTGTAATAATATTGCCGTGTATCTATTGGTCCACCCAATGGATATTCAAATAGTTGTTGTGGCCTTATAGTGATCTCTCCATCATTAGGATATAACCACAGTTCAAACCTACTAGTTTCTGTATAAAACTCGATTGTTTTATATTCGTAATCACGAACATAACCAACGGTGTCTGATACAATCTTTTCTGTCCATTCAGTGAATGAATCAGAATAGTGTATTGTTTTTGACTTAAAGTCAAAGCCAAACACAGATTCGTGTTTGACATACATTTCTTTTGTACCTTCCGATACAATACAACTGTTTGGTTTAAAAACCAAAATGGACTGACTTTGAACTACTGTTACAAATAACAGTAATGTGATGAATGATAGGAATTTTTTCATAATGAGTTGATTAAAAATGATTTAATTGTGGAGGAGACGGGAGTCGAACCCGTGTCTTACGTTACTCCGTTAAAATAATACTTACAACTATAGTTAGTTTGACATACTAACAAACATTTAGGCGAACTTTGGTAAGTTCAGCTTCCACCACTTTGTTTTATCTAAACAAAGAAACTCTTATGCAATGGTATTCTGTTACCAAGTCTACTTACGCAGCCATTGCTACTCTGGCAGTTCTATAAGAACTAAAGCCAACAGTCAAATTAGATTTGCCGTTTGTTGTTTACTATTGTTTAAGGAATCAAATAGTATAACCAGTTGCATCTTAAGTTTGCATAACGCAATCAAAACCAAGGCTCCCCCGTTATTTTAGCACCCTCTCTTATATAAAGTGTTACCTCGACCATATTTATTAGGTATATAAGAGTGGGTCACGTAGTTAATTGCTATCAGGTTTTAAATAGTTCACAAATAAATTTGGAATCACTACCTACTGATTTTACAGTATCTTATAACTACTTGCTGAGAACTCATTAGTGTTGTAGAAGAACCTTTTCTGTTCATACTTCTATCTTATTGGATTTATTCCTTTCTCAAGGGAACAACACAGAATATGTTACCATATTCATTTTCAATAGAATCAACTAACAACTTGCGGTTATTAATATGTCTATTAGGTATCAATGTTTAACCTTTATATTTTATGCTGAGTAGGATTGATTACCTACAACGATAGAACGGCCCTCATTTATCATGCCACTATCATGTTAGTCTTACTAGGACAAAGATGCGTATACTTCCACCATCAGCATATTCTTTATTCAAAAAACATCAGATAAAACTACTAGAGCCCGTGTTAACAGACATCACCCTAGTAGGAAAACTCCTGATGTAACCAGCGTATTCCACTTAATAGACTGATTAGTTTTCTGTGGATTTTAGAACAACTCTTTGTTCAACTTCTCCATCAATGAGTATACGTCATTAAGACGATTCAACTCATATTGAATTTCAGCAATCTTAGTGAGGCTGAACCCTATTGTTGCTGACTTTGCCTGTTCCAAGCGACATTCCAATTCTGCACGCTGTTGTTCTACTGCCAGTAGGTCTGCAGCCGCTTGCAATTTGGACTGACTTACTGTGAATTTCAATTTTGATGCCTCCTGGGCATCCTTGCTGATCAGTTCTGAATATTTCATGTTGAGTTATTGATTTTACTAATTTAAAATTTGATTTGTTTACATAATAATGACCATATTTATAGCCATTACCTTCATAGTGTTTTCCTACACCATCATGTCCCATACAATTATCAAGCCATTTTTCTGAGAAGACTATATAATCTCCATCTTTATCATCTCCTACAATTGTAAATTGTTCATTTCTATAAAGAACTGTATCTCCAATTTGAAATTGATATGGAGTTTCAGGAGTTTTGTTTTGAACTATCCTACCTAATGATGCAAAAAAATGACCATGCTTATCACCATTACCTTCATAGTTGAAGGACTTAAGATTTATTCCATCATGACCTGATCCTTCATCAGACATTTGTTTAGAATATAATACACAAGTATCATTATCGCTGCCAACTTCCAATACTTTTAAATCAGTATAAAGCATGTCTTTATGTTCGACAATATCTCCTACTTTAATTTGTGCCATAATTTAATTAAGAAAAATAAACAGATCTGACTTTTCAAGCAGATAGTACATAGCAATAACAGTAGCTGTTTATATTTGGTTTTAATATTTTGATGACCACACAACTTCCCCACCTTCATAGAAAGAACATTTAAGTTCTAATCCATTAAGTGTGTGAAATTTATCCAAAGCAAACTCTGCCATTGTACACTGTACAATTTCTACAAAAGTTAACTTTGGTAACTCATTACCTTTACCCTTCCATACTGATTTCTTACCAGTTACAAACTCAACAACTTGTGGAGTAAGTTTGGTTTGAAAACAGTCATTGTTTACATTCTTCAACAGGGTTACTGTTGCAGATGTAAATTTCTGTGTGTGATTTACATCACGTTTCCTCCAACAAATACCATCCAGTTTCTTGTCAGATACTGGAATCCCCATACCACGTTCAAAGCCTTTAAGAGCTTCAAATGGTTTATGAGTAGTTACTTCACCCACACATAGTGGGCTATCACCTCCTTTGAATGTCAAGACAGCTAATCCAGACAGGCCAGTGATTTTATTAGAATTGTTCATTTCGTAATTACTGCAACTACAAAGTCGCATTCACTTAAATTGTAAGCAAAATTTTCAGTACCAATTAGCACTCTTCCTGATTCCAGAATTAGAACTTTAGTACATGTGAGAAGTGAGCTACCTTTGTAGAAATCTCTTCCTACATAAGATAGTACGTCTACTCTGGTTGTATATTGATTTTGTTTCATGTTCAAAAATTTTAAAATGTTTTATTAGAGGATTGCTCCTCTCTGCACAATTACTAACAAAGTTAATTACTTATATTTCCACTTAAATCCATAAGCAGAAATTCTTTTTCCATTGCAACATTTACTAATGTGTGCAGATGCTTTTTTATTAAGTTTTAGTTCACTAACAGCTTGTTTCATTGAAGTAAACTCTTTAATAAAAATATCTGTTAAAGAATATTGTAAAACCGATGTTGTTTTGGCATTACGCGAAATGTTATTAGACGTATCAATATTGTTTCGTTTTAAAATACTTCTTACCGTTATTCTTGAAATGTTTAGTAAAGAAGCTGTTTCTGAAATATGATGTACTTTATTATATATGTTTAATACATTTATATCTTCATAAATCTTTTTACCATCTCCACCTAATGTGGCATTATATCCGCACTTTCCATAAGCATTATACAATTTAATAAATTCTATTTCTTTTATTGAAAGTTCGTCCCTACTAAATTTTCCAAGTATTTCAAATGAAAAATTCTCAATTCCATGTTTTCGCATAGAAAAATATAATGGTTTTACGTATTCTAATTTTTTATTAAAATTATTTTGATGTTGTTTCCATCTAACTTCTGGAGCTTGATCTGTTTTACCAATATAT